TTTCAAAGCTATATGCGACGGAAAAGATGAAAGATATTTTGTGGATGAGGATCGAGTCATCAAGATCGGACGGATCCTCAAGTTGATCCGAATGCCTAAAGGACTAAAGATCAATCAAAAGATCTATGATTGCATCGCTGGGTTTCAATGGGTGCTCATCATTGCGAGCCTTTGCATCATGGAGACGAACAATCCACAAAAGAGACGATATGAAACGGTGCTCCTTGAGATAGCACGAAAGAACGGCAAGACATTCATCATTGCGGTTCTTTTTATTTTGCTTTTCTTTTTGGAGCCTCGATATTCATATTTTTATTCGGTGGCTCCCGACGGATCTCTTTCACGAGAGATCAAAAAGGCGTTGGAGGAGATCATCGGCTACAATCCGCAAATCCTCACACAAGAGGGCAAGGATAAGATGTTCCGGATCCGGAGGGATGACATCGAGTGTTATGTGACCAACTCGAAATATATTCCTCTGAATTATTCAAATTCAAGGCTCGACGGTAAATTGCCGAATGTTTTCCTCGTCGATGAGGTCGGTGCGCTCCCCAATAGCTACGCCGTCGAGGCTATGAGATCCGGTCAGCTCACGATCCTCAACAAGCTGGGATTTATCATCTCGACGAAATATCCGACGATGAACAATCCTTTTGAGGATGAGGTCACATATGCGAAAAAAGTCCTTGATGGATTTGTCGATGATGACAAACTTTTCGCTCTCCTTTACGAGCCGGACGATGTAAGTGAGTGGATGACGGATGACACGATCCTCGCTCACTCCAATCCGCTCGCTCTTGAAATGGATGAAATATGGGACGATCTGATCGACAAGCGACGGAGGGCGATCGAGGTCGAGAGTGCTCGTGAGAATTTCCTCACAAAGCATTGCAATATCATCTATCAAGGCATGGGAACGGAGACATATATCGCAATCGATAAAGTCAAGGCTTGCGAGTGCGATGAGGTGGATTTCACCGGTCGAGAGGCGTGGATCGGAGTCGATCTCGCACAAACAAACGATAACTGTTCCGTCGCAATATGCTCGGTCGATGAGAACGACAACATCCTCGCCGATGTGAAAGCGTTCATCCCGGAGGGAAGAATCGACGAAAAGAGCAAATTTGAGAAAATCGACTATCGACGATTTATCGAACAAATGAAATGTATTGCTTGCGGTGACATGGTGGTCGATTATTCGGTGATCGAGGATTTTGTTTTCTCGATCGAAAAAGAATACGGATGTCGGGTCAACTCTATCGGATATGACAGATGGAACGCTCTCTCATCCGCTCAAAAGTGGTCAAAGAAGTATGTCACGGTGGAGATCCGACAACATTCGGATACATTACATCCTCCGACAAAGCTCCTCTCCGAGAAGATCGAGAGCGGTGAGTTCAGATATTCAAAGAACACGCTCCTTGAGATCAATTTCGAGAATGCGAGATGTACTTTTGACAATAACATGAATCGCTATGTGAACAAAAAGAAGTCAAACGGCAAGGTTGACATGGTGATCGCACTCATCAATGCTGTGTATTTGATGCAACAAGACATCATTTTCAACGACCGTGATTTTGTGGTTCAAGTGATTTAAGAGGTGAAAAGATGGGATTTTTTGATTTATTCAGACCGAAACCGATCGTCACAACGATTCGAGAGGATCAGATGCTTGACGAAACGGTGATCTCCGATCCGATGCTCCGGGCAATGCTGGGAAAGGACGAGATCGATCGAGAGACGGTGCTCAACATTCCAGCGATCTCGGCGTGCGTGAATCGCATCGCTGACACCGTGGCATCCCTTGAGGTCAAACTCTACAAGCGAGAGGATGACACGATCAAAGAGATCGAGGATGATCCGAGGATTCAGCTCCTCAACCGAGAGACCGGGGACACGCTGGACGGATCACAATTCAAAAAGGCGATGGTCATTGATATGTACCTCGAAAAAGGAGGATATGCTTTCGTGTATAAGACCGGAGGCGAGGTCAAATCGCTCCATTATGTCGATGCAAGGCGAATCTCATTCCAGCGAGGCACCGATCCGATCTTTAAGGACTACCGGATCATTTGCAACGGCATCGCATACGAGGGATGGCAATGGGTGAAACTCCTCCGGAGCACTCAAAACGGCTATGAGGGACGCTCGATCATCGAAGAGAGTCCGCTCCTACTCAATACGGTGTACGCATCGCAAGAGTATGAGAAAAACATGGTCAAGACCGGAGGAAATAAAAAGGGATTCATTCAATCGACCGTCAGACTCACAAAAGAGGCGATGACGGCTCTCAAGAATGCATTCCGAAACCTATACTCGAACAATTCCGAGAATGTGGTGATCCTCAATGATGGTCTTTCGTTCAAGGAAAGCTCAAATTCGGCGGTCGAATTACAGTTGAACGAGAACAAAAAGACAAATTCGGACGAGATTTGCAAGATTTTCCTCGTACCTCCGGCAATTATCAACGGAGGAGCGACCGAGGAGGACAAAAAGCTCTTTTATGAGGGTTGCATTCTGCCGATCTTGGAGCGATTCGAGACGGCGATCAACAATGTTTTGCTGACAGAGGACGAGAAATCGTCTTTTTTCTTTGCTTTCGACACGACGGATCTCACAAAATCCGACATCGAAAAGCGTTTCAAGGCGTATGAGATCGCTTGCAAAAATGGATTCATGCAAGTTGACGAAGTACGACGAAAAGAGAAGTTACCGGCGTTAGAGCTGGACTTCATAAAGCTCGGATTGCAAGATGTCCTCTATTTCACGGACACCAAGCAGATTTACACGCCGAACACCAACAAGCTCTCGCTTTTGGGTGAGGAGCCGGAGGGTGTTGAGACGGAGGATCCGGGTGAACAATCAACAACTCTCGACGATCCACCGGAGGATCAGACGGAGGACAATGCGAAAGGTGGTGAGGTTGAGGATGAGAATTGAAATCCGAGACGATGCAATCATGATCGACGGATATGTCAACGCCGTGGAGCGTGAGAGCAAGGTTCTCCGCAACCGATCCGGAACATTCGTCGAAAAGATCAAAGCCGGTGCATTCAATCGAGCGTTGGATCGAGCCAAGCGCACATCCAGCGAGGTGAGGGTGTTGCTCAATCACAAGTATGATCGTGAGCTGACATCGACAAAGGATGCAACGACAAAAATTTTCGAGGATGCTATCGGGTTGCGGTGTCAATGTGAGATCCGAGATGCGGAGGTGATCAAAAAGGCAAAGGAGAAAAAGCTCCGAGGCTGGTCATTTGGGTTCATCCCTCTCCGTGATAATTGGACAAAGGTCGATGGTGATCCGAATCAGCATCGTGAAGTCCGAGAGCTGGATCTCAAAGAGGTGTCAATTTTGGATGACACAAAGATCCCGGCATACGATGGAACGAGCATCGAGATGAGAGACGAGGAGATCCCCGACGATCTGATCGAATTTCGTGTGTTTGACGATGAGGAGGCAGAGATCGAGGATCGATCCACTCCGGAGATCATCGACAATCACGAGTATGAAAACAAGTATTTATCCACATTCATTTGATGTGGTGAATAGGTGCATAAAATAAGATTTTTATTTTAGGAGGAAAAGAAATGAATCTGAAAAAGTATCTTGAAATGATCGAAGCAAAGAGATCAGAGATGAGAGCGATCCTTGATCTTGCAAAGACCGAAAATCGAGCACTCACAAAAGAGGAGCGTGAGAAGTTCGACCAGCTCGATGAGGAAATCGAGGGACTCAATGCAACCGTCAACGCAATTCAGACCGAGAGATCTCTTGAGACTCCCGATGTTGAAGAGGAAGTTGACAACAAGGAGACAAAGACCGAGGAGAGATCCGTTGAGGAAATCGAAAAAGCCGAGGAGCGTGCTTTCGAGGACTTCTTGCGTGGTCGTGTAAGCGAAGAGCGTGAAGCCGTCAACATGACAAAGGGAGAAAACGGAGCCGTTATCCCCACAAGCATCGCAAAGAAGATCATCGACAAGGTTGTTGAGATCTCTCCCGTGTTCGCAATGTCCGATCGTTACAATGTCAAGGGAACATTGCAGATCCCTTATTATGACACTACATCCGGCGATATCGTGATGGAGTATTGTGATGAGTTCACCGACGGCGAGAGCAAGTCCGGCAAGTTCGGCAATATCTCTCTCACCGGTTTCCTCGCTCGTGCGATTTGTGATGTGAGCAAGTCTCTCATCAACAATTCCGATTTCGACATCGTGAATTTTGTCATCAATAAGATGGCACAGAAGATCGCAATTTTCATCGAGGGTGAGTTGCTCAAGGGTACAGATGGAAAGGTTGATGGTCTTTCCACTCTCACCGCTGGTGTAACAACCGCAACAAAGGGCAAGATCACCGGTGACGAGCTGATCGATCTCCAGGAAGAGATCCCCGATGTATATCAGACAAATGCGGTTTGGATCATGAATCGCAAGACAAGGAAAGAGATCCGCAAGATCAAGGACGGCGAGGGCAATTACATCCTCAACCGTGATCTCAATGCTCGCTGGGGATATACTCTCCTCGGTAAAGAGGTTTACACCTCCGACAACATGGGTGAGCTGAAAGATGCAAGCTCCACTCTGATCTATTACGGCGATCTCAAGGGTCTCGCTACAAAGGTGTCCGAGGATATCAACATCGATGTTCTCTTTGAGACAAAGGCTCGTCAGCACGCCGTTGAGGTTCTTGGATTCGTTGAGCTGGATTCAAAGGTACAGAATGCCGAGATGCTCACAAAGATGGTAAACCACGCATAATTTGAGGAGGTTTTGGGATGTATAATGCAAAGAATTACACCGAACAGGGTGGAGAGACCACTCACATCGGCGGTGAGCTTGTATTCGAGAACGGAGCATCCGTTAAAGGCGGTTTTGTTCCCAACATCGAAACAGAATCTCCCGGATCCGATTCGGTGGCAAAGGTTAGAACGAGCTTGAATGCTCTCATCACAAAGCTGAAAGACGGCGGTGTCATCGTCGGTGATCCTTTCAGCTTGACATATTCGGCGGTGAATGACACCGTTGCCGGACACGCTGATCGTCAGTTCAACACCGGAAAGATCTCGAATGTTTCCATTGACGGAAATGTGATCACAATCACACTTTCCTCAAAGGTCAAGGATCTGAAAGATTTCGACGGTGGCAACGGCTGGGGTGTTCACAAGTGGCTCGGAATTGGTCTCGGAGCTGGTCTCGGAGCAATCACAAATCTCTCATACAACGGATCACAGTTGACCGAGGAGGATGTTGAGGAGGCAACGGCTTGCTCACTCTCCGAGGGATATTTCGTTCGTTGGGTTGCAAGTGATCTCGTGCTCGCTGGAGACAACTCACAGAAATCCGTTGACAATTTCAAGTTATG